TTTCATGACTGGTATTTCATGTTTTGTTCCTGGCTTACAATGCCAGAAATCACCATCAACTTCTATGAGAAGGTTCTTACTTGGAATGTAAAAGTCATAAAAGAAACCTGATAGTTCGTATTGATATGTGTAGTCTATTCCAATTCCATCAAGTATCTCTTGCATGATTCGTTCGGGTTTGGACATCTTACCCGATGTAAGACGTTCTCGTCTGTTGATGGCGAGTTGTTTTTTCATCTGTTCACGGTGTTCGAGTGATTTTGGTTTACCGGTCAAAGATTCAGAAATTTTTTGTTTTCTGTTCATATTATTTTTTAGTGAGTTTTTCAATTCGATTGCACGTTCTTCTCCTACTATTTCCTCTAATTTTTTTCCGGTATGGTGGTGTATTTTTTCACCAGATGCATAACGATGTCTCCGTGTTTCACCCGATTTACGTGCACCTTCTGATGAATAAAATCCTCCAGTTGTTCTGACATAATGTCCGTGTTTGAAATCGTTGAACTTTTTTTCTTTGTAATTCCACCCCACTTGATCATCACAACCGCACTTACATAGTGGGTCTTCACCGTTATTGTATATCAGTTTTCTAACAACTTCGGATGGAACTTCGTGTGATTTTCGATAGTGAAGTGAAATACTCGTGTAATTATCGTATTCCTTGTCACATAAATGACATTTGAATGTTTGCATAATGAAAAATCCCTATATTAGTTAGCATTTCTACTAATAAATATAGGGAATTTTTCTCAAACTTCAAAATGACTATACTATTTTTTTTGTAGTATCGTATAGTCGTAGTAGACTAGAACTGAAGTATGGCGTAATCATATTCGAGGGTAAGTTGGATTTGAACATGATCATCAGTACCCCAATCCATTTCACCCATGTTTGTTGCTTGGATGAAGGCACCCTTCAATGTCCATTCTTCGACCTTATCACCAACTGGACCAAGTGTATTAAATGTAATATCCTTCTTATAGAAGTCAGAATATCCGTCACGACCTGTGACAGATTCGTGTGACAAACGAACCCATTCCATGACTGCCTGTGCAGCAGAAGGAACGACCGGATCGTAAAGTGTGATAGTAACTGGTTCCCATTTTGCCTTACCCTTAATCATACGCTTAACGTTGATGTGCTCAAGGGTAACTGGGTTAAACGTAACGTTCGGACGGGCTGCGCCCTTTATAAGGTAAGCAGGTACACCCTCGATATACATAATAAACCGGTTGGCAAGTTTCGGCTCATATGGGGTAAAAAATATTTCAGTCGGATCCAGTAATTCAGCCATTTATTTCTCCAAGTTTAAAAATCTTTCTTTCATATAAATATAGTGTTTAAGAAAAATTGGGGAAGTATATTTCAACTCCCCCGATTATTTTATTAAGCACCTGGGAATGCTGCACCCGTTGATTGAATGTTGAAGTCAAGTATAATGAATTCAGCAGTTTTTGCAGGTTGTAAGAACAGCTGACCATACAGAATGTTACGGTCAATGATGTCAGGTGTATTATTTGATTCATCCATGATAACGCGGAAGGCATAAAGACCTTGACGTTGTTGGATTGACTCAAGATACGGTGTGACGATGTTTAAGAATCTTGTTCTCGTTTGAGTTGTGTTTTGTTCGAATACAAGGTAACGAGTAGCAGAAGCGATAAACTTCTTAGACGCAATTAGAAGACGACGAACATTGATACGATCAAGTGCCGATGGCTTACCTTGAAGTGTCTTCTGACCCCATACACATACTCCTGTTGATGGGAATACTGCGATTGGATTGATCCGACCTTCATAAAGTGTATCACGTTCTGCGTGTGTAAGACGTGTCTTTACTTCAATAACTTCTGTTAGGCCACCACGGTTTAGACCAGCAGGTGCAAACCATTCAGCCGCAACACGATCATTGAATGCGAGAACGCCTGGAAGAACAACAGAAGGTGGTACCCAAATTGGCTTGTTTCTATCAAAGTCAAGAACCTTGACCCATGGATAGTATGTAGCCGTGTAGTTTGAGTCGAATGCCTGTACTGTTGACACTGCCGTTGCAATATTATCATCATATCCAACGGAATCCATCACATAGAAAGCATCACCACGATCTTCACACACATCCTTAGCATATGTTGTTATGCTTGAGTGGAGTGAGTGGATAACACCAGGAGTTACAACCATATTGATGTCAAACTCATCTGAGTTAGATATTGTGTCAAGTGCCTTCTTATATGATGTGTAACCACTTGCACCTGATGTTGAGATGTCAAATCCTTGTGTGTTACCAGCAACGATGTAAGCACCCGTTTTCTTTTGGAGGTGTGGTCTATGACCATCAAATCCGCCTTGGAATGGAACCATGAACTTACGTGTATCAATTGATGTATTTGTTGTCAAATTGATTGAACCAGAGTAAGCGGTTGTTGCAGTTGGGTAGTTAGCACCAGCTGCTTGGTTAAAATTGCCAAGATAGAAATCAGCGTTTGAACCCGTTGACTGATTTGCCGTTATTGGTAACGGACGCAAGTAGTTAAAGTTGTCTGTATTTGCGAAGTCAAAATCAAATCCAAAATAAACACGACGGTTATAAGCACTGGCCGCTGTTTGATCTGCGACGTAAGATGCTGACATTGGTTGTGTAAATGCCGATGGAATTGGTGTTGACAGTGCACGGAATCCGAATGGTACAAGTGTTGGTGAGGTGGCGCCATTATCAACAGCGTCTGTTACTTCAACACGAATATAATTCGACTTGTTAGCATAATCACCATTAACAACAACCTTACCGTCACTTGTGATTGTGATATAACGATCACCAATTACACGAGAGATATATCTTGGTGAGTTAGGATCAAGGTTAACCTTGAATGTCTCAACTGCATTTGGACGAAGATCTTCATCTTCATACGTAAATGGTGAATTCGTAATATTAGATTGGTCAACATATCTTACAACAACATCAAAGTCACCATATGCAGAACCAGCGATTGTTCCAGCTGGGCGAACATTTGCAATACCAACCTTAACTTCGTAGTTCGAGTAAACGCCGTGTGAAAGTGTCTTGAACTTGAAGAGATCTGCTGCAATTGCACCAACCTTTTGTGCGGTAATGTATGGGGTAGATGCTTCAAGATAATCATTTGTGAAGTTCCACTCAGGTGTTGCTGACGAACCAGTTTGGATGAGGATAGTTGTTGTTGGGTCTGCGGCCAACGATGCAGATGCCGCCTTTGCAAAAGCAACGTAGTTATAAACAGCATGTGTACCATTTGAACCATATCCATAGAGATCACCAAGGTATGATGAATTATTTGGATCAATAGACGAACTAAATGCTGTTCCATTTTCTGAAACTGCGTTTCCTGTAAAAGCCGATGTATCTGTTGCGAATGAACCAGAAACTCTAATTACAAACGATCCGCTAATATTTGATAAAAGTGTTGTTTGTGCAAATAAAGATGTTGCAGCTACACTTGTCTCAACAAATGTTGGGTGAAGAACAGAAATTAATCTCTTACCGTAAGAGCCTGTTGCAACGATTGCAAGAGGATGTTTGAGTGAATAACCACCCGAACCAAGAACACGAACGATGGTAGCAACACCAGCATTATTCAAATAACTCTTGGCGGTGAAAGGAAGATATGATTGCTCATATGTTCCACCAAATTTTGTTACGAAATCGGAATATCCATTAACAATCGTTGGCACGAATGCCGGTCCTTTGAGGGTTGGACCGATAAGAGCTGCACCAATTGCACCTACTCCCTGTGGGAGGAAGGACAGATCCTTTTCAATCGTAAACACACCAGGACTTACAATTCTTTCATTAGCCACTATTTATCTCCAAAAAATTAAATATATAGTTGTATCTGATATAAATATGAATTAAAAAACTCAAATTATGATCCAGATGGAATAAATCTTCCTGAATCTAGATCAAGAACTCCGTCGCCATACTTTTCATTAAGTTTTTCAACGAGTTCTTCTTCTTTCTTTTGCAATAAGTCATAATTCTCAAACAAATTGATTCTTATTTCTTCCATTTGCTTGAGACGTTTGTTTAGGGTGTAAAGTTCTACTTCTACCTGACCCAATTGTGCGGTGTTTGTTGCATACTGGGATTGAAGTTCTTTTACAGCTTCAATATCTTCCGCTTCAAATTCTTTTCCTACTTGTTCTGACATAAAAACCTCTTGATAATAAAAACATTATAACTATAAATATGGTTTACTTTTTTTAGAATACAATTATGGTTCGTCTCTTAATCTCCGTATTAAATCTTCGTTAGCATCTACATCTTTGTAATTTAAAGAACGGAAAGGATTGTCATTGTATATCTTTTGATTTTCCTTGAATGCACCCTCAATGTCTGTAGATACCTCTGTATCAAATACAACACGATTTGGTGTAATTACCCTCTTTGTTGTAGATTGAGTTGCAACTTCTTTTGGAAGAAGATAACCATGAACCATTATTTGAAAACTTGCACGAACTAAACGATCTTCACCAGTTGTATTTGTATCTTCCATTGTGAGACCATCTAAATTTGTTGCAAACTTAAAGAAATTCTTTTCACCAAATGATTGACCTGTGAAGTACACAAACTGCTCTATGATAAAGTTTAACTGACTTTGGTATTCACACCACAAAATAAAATCATACGTCACGTCTACATAATCTGGAATTGGTGTAACAAAGTATTCTTGTTTTTTCTTCAACCCATATTGTGAACTAAACTTATCGTATGGTGTTAGTTTATCATAATTCTGTTGCATAATATACGAAATTTGACCGGTACTGGCAACCTTATTTCTTCTTAATTCATTCTTCATATTTACGGCAGAACGTCTGAATGTGATAAGTGGAGCGAGTGTTTTTCCTTTCTTATCTTTCAAGTACCCATTTCTTTGAATGGATGCCCACTTTTCAGAGTTTGCATAAATGATAGGAACAATGATTGATTCACCATTGTCCTCTATTTTCATTTGCATCGTTTGATCTATAAAAGATTTAATGGCAAAGTCAATATCATATAACGTTACACCAAGATTCTTTATTTTATCTTGATCTCTACGAATCTGTGTTTGACGTGATTTACCAAGATCTATTCTTGGACTATTCGTTAAATTTACATCATCAGTATAACCAACCCTTGTTCGTTTTATCGGCGGTTTACGATATGGTGATGAGTTATTCATTAAATGTTGCTCGGTAAATCATTGTTTTCATGAATTCTTGGGGCAGAACGAAATTCCTCTATGTGGATTCTAGAACGTCTTGTCAAGTGTGTGTTAGCTATGATGGAAATGTTATGACCCCATTTTTCAGTTGCAAATGAGTAATCAGGATTCTTACCACCAAAGTATTCATTTTCTTGAATAGCATCTACTTCCCAATATTCACCATTGTATTCGATAACATCACCGACTTCAACGTATGTTTCAACTTGCTTTAAACCCTCACGTATAAATGCAAAATCACACAATTGTTTGTAATCTTGACCAAACTCCGTTCCTTCATATGTCTGTGGCTGGCGATTGATTAGTGACGATATTTTTATTGGTTGTTCATAAATCTTCTTGTCAGATTCTTCATAAATGTTCGTTGAAGTATCTTTCAAAGACAACTTATACAATGCAACTTCTGTATCTATAATATCTTGAATAAGTTCTACATTAAACTTGTGTACCAATGCGGCGTCTCTTTGTCCGTGAAATAGTGGCATTGACTTATCCGATATAAATTTTTAAAGGTGTTCCGTTAAGAGCTACATTTAAGTGTTCTGTTTCCGCACGTTTTGCCTCAAGAAGTTTTGAACGAGTCATGGTATCTAACATTGTTCTTAGCTCTTCGATAAGAGCTTGTTTTTCTGTTCCAGCAGCTGCAAGTAAGTCAGCGGCATTAAGAGTTGTTTCTCCGTTTGGAATTGGAATAGTTCCATACTTACCACGAATATATCCCAACATTTCTTTTACAAGAGCAAGAGTATATCGGAATACCCATTGACGACCAACAGAATTTATCTTTGTATATTCCATTCTTTGATACGGAGCATTTGACATATCCGATACAAACCCAGTAATACCAGAACCACTCAGTGGTAAATACTTCAATGGGTTTGATCGTTCTTCCTTGACAATATACTCAATCCAAAGAGTAAAGTCATTAGTAGGAATCGGATAAATTCTTAACTTGTTATTTATGAGTTCAAATGAATATGCTGACTTTCTCATGAGATCATTAAATTCAATTGCCTGAATACGAAGCATGTCAGCATACATAGGCATCAACATGAATGACACACCTGTTGAGTATGCACCGAAACCAAACGTATCTAACATCGCCTGATTACCCAAGTATGGGTCGTAGAATCGAGCAGATGCAGGTGGTGAGTAGTGATGTACTTTTTTGATTTCAATAGAACCAGTCGGTGCTTTTACATTTCGTATTAACGCATTTAGATCATATACTTGGTTATCGGTTGAAACAGAAATAGATGCAGAATAAAAATTGATATTACCATTGGTAAATGTTTCCGAACCGTACTCAGTGGCCAATTGAACAAGACCACCAAGATTTGCTGAGATATGCTTATGAGTTAGATTATTATCAACCGACGTACCCATGATGGATAACATATTCTGTTGAATGTTGAACTGATTCACATGGTTGGAATACTCCGAGATGGCTTCTTCAAAACAAGTATAGAAGTTACTGGATTGTAATTCAACATCTACAATAGGATAACCTAAACGTTTTGCACACCAATCGGCTACATTGTCTGCATCCGTTTGAAATGCCGCGTCGGAATCAAAGAATCCGAACGGTGTACTTCCTGTTGCAAAACTTGAGCTACCGGGCCATATTGGAATTTCTACCATTTCTTTCTCTTATTTAATCACGTCAAAGTGTTATATATATAAATATCATAAACTTTTCATTTAAATGCAAAACATTTGTTGTCATTAATCCTGTTTCGTAAGTATCTAATCTACTGTGTATATAAACAATTACAACAACACTATCCTTTATTTACATTTTCAAATTCTGATAATATACTATCCACTATTGGATGACGGTGATTTGTTTTCAATTCATACACACCAAGTCCATCAATTTTTTCAGCAAGTGTAAGTAAATGTGGTAAACCAGAGTCTTTCTTACTTTTTAAATCTGTTTGTGAAGAATCACCAGTAAGAATCATCTTTGAATTCATACCAAGACGAGAAAGAATCATCTCCATCTGTGTCTTTGTTACGTTCTGTGATTCATCTACAATTACAAATGCGTTAACAAATGTTCTACCTCTGAGAAACGAAATCGGTGAAATTTCAATCGTGTCTTCTGACATTAACTTTTCAATCTTTACCTTGTTTGTCAACATAATCATATTTGCTTGAATCGGGGAAAGCCATGGATCCATCTTTTCCTTCATCGAACCCGGTAAGAAACCAATGTCTTCATTCGATACTGTTGGTCTTGTGATAATAATGCGGTCAACTTCACGATAGAAAAGAGCTTCTAATGCAATTTGTGTTGCGAGAAGAGTTTTACCAGAACCGGCTTTACCAATAAGAACAGAGATTGTATCTTGTAGTATTTGTGCCTTTACTTGTTTTTGTTCTCCATTCAAAGACATGTTAAATTGAATCTTATTTTTGATTTGTTTTCTTCCTTTTTTTATACCGTCTACACCCAATCCCTTAGATTCCACTTCATCAAAATCAACGTCAATTATTTCAGCTGTATTCATAATCTCTCCTACAATAATTTGGAAAGGGTCTCTCCTATTAATTTACCGTCTTCTTTTAATTCTACAAAAGAATCGTCCATGTTTTTTACTTTGTGTGTCCACTCAAAACCAACTATACCAACCAGGTCTAACCCACGTATTACAGGGTAAATAATTGCGGATTTTGTTCCTCGTTGTGTAAAGAAAGCACGGGTAAGTATATCGTCTATATTTTCTATAACCGGGAATATTCCTCGTTCGGCTATCGCTGAGTCAACCATACTAGAATAAAGTGACATCGGTAGGCTTTGATATTCTTTGAACTCTGTGCTTACCCCTTCTTCAATTGCTTCAAAGGTGGTGGATAGTTTGTTCATTGATTTACCGGTTCCGTATTTACCACCGTTATGACGTTGGAGTATAAATGCACGTTGGGCATTGTACTCACTTAGTTGTTGTTCAAGTACGGTTTGAATCAATTTTGATTGGGTTATTTCACGGGTAATTTTCTTTTGTTTGTACTCGCCCCATTTGTATTTAAGGAACCAAGATAAGAACACACCCAAAAGTGTGACTAAACTTGAAGCAAGTATCCGTGTCAATTCTATGTTAGAATATAGTGTTTCCATATCCTATAAATAGGTTGGATAGAAAGAAAAAAGGTGACATTGGCCACCTTTTGATTTTGATTTATTAACTGATTAAATACCCATTAAAAGTGCACGTGCTAGTTTTGATAAGAAGTTACCACCACCTCCAAGTTTTTTGAATATATAATAGTAATAAGCCATTTGCATTATTTTCTGGTCTCGCATAGAGTTTTCACGTGGTTTTTTTTTATTTTTTACAAGATATTCCAGTATCATTATGTGATCCATTTCGTAGATTTCTATAACCCCAAGAATTGGAAGCTTTAATTGTTCCATATACCAATTTTTTAATTCTTTATTTGTTGATTCGTTTGCAATTTTTAATAATCTAGGATAAACGTTTGATAATTTTTTGATATCATATCCAGCTTTATCAACCATACCATTTTCTTTATTAATGATTTCACAAATTTTTATTTTATCTAGTACTTCCTTTTCTGTAATGTTGTATTGTTCTATTCTTGGTTTATAGGCGCTAAGGTCCATTTTGTCGTACCATTCATCATCTGGCCAAGGCATAATTTTCTCCTCTGTTATTGTTATCGACAAATTAACCAGTAATTTCTTTTCTACGTTTAATTATCTCATTTTTTATAAATATCAATCTTTCTTTATATTCAGCAACAGATTTATCATTGGGAATTGAATTAATTGAATTAAAATTTGCAATTCTTTTTTTGGTATCATAAATAGGTGTATCTGATTGTTTGTAAAAACTATACGTTTGCGACGTAACAGGATCATAATTAAAATTTAAAGATTTTTTTTGTTTCCATGGACTATCATCAAT